CCTGATGTTAAATAATTCTCATTTTTACAATAGAACAATTCGTAAAGTAGTAGTTGCTTTTGGCACACTATTCAATGACTTGTTATTGGTAAGATACAATAAAGCTGGAACAATTGAGCATGAGAGAATGCGTGTTCCTCTTTCTTATGGTGCTAAAGAAAAATATGTTACACGACTAGTATCTGATCCAACACTAACAAAATCCATTGCGACATATGTACCCAGAATTTCTTTTGATTTGGTTGGATTAGAATATGATTCATCCAGAAAATTTAATACTATAAACAGAAACTATTCCACGAATGCTACAACAGGTGCAGTATCATCACAGTATGCACCAATACCATACAACTTTGAATTTGAGTTAGCTATCTATGTTAGGAATACAGAAGATGGTACACAAATTCTTGAACAGATATTGCCATACTTCACACCAGACTTTACTGTGACTGTGGATTTAATACCTTCATTAGGTAGAAAATATGATATGCCAGTTATTCTTAATTCTGTGACACCACAAACAGAGTATGAAGGCGACATGTCTACGACTAGACTTATAATTTGGAACTTATCTTTTACAGTAAAAGGATATATCTTCCCACCAGTAAGCACAGTTGGTTTAATTGAACAAGCAAATACAAATATCTACACAGATTCAAGAAGCACCCTATCACAAAAAGTATACGTTGATTATGCTAATGGTTCTGGTGTTTTAGTTACGGGCGAAGTTGTTAGAAGTTCATCCAAAAACAAAACAGGAACTGTTGTATACTTTGCAAATAATAGCGGTGGCACATTAGTTGTGTCGGACTTAAATGATTTGCTTGAAGAAGATGATGTAATTGTTGGTGATTATTCTAATGCTACATATACAATAAATACCGTAGATTTGAATCCATTAAAAACAGTTGCAATTGTAACTGTACCAGATCCAGTATCAGCAAACTCGGATGAAGATTTTGGATTCACAGAAACGATTACAGAATTTCCAAGTACTTTGACTTAAAATAGGAAGTCTAAATGGCAAAAAAGCTATCTCAATTAACCGCTATCTCTGGTGTTGGAAATATACCAGCAAATGTTATATTTGGAATTTCCAACACAGCAAGCGGAACATCAAACACTATATCACTGTTATCATTAACAACACATCTTGATTCAACATTTGCTACTGATGTTGCTTCACTGGCAAACGTAGGCGCAGGTCTTATTACGGTAACATCAGCCTATCAAGCTAATACTGGTGCAGCCGCTTTAGCTGGACAAGCAAACGTAGGAGCTGGCAGAATTGCTGATGTAGCCTCTGGACAAGCAAACGTAGGTGCTAGTATTATCGCTGTAACTTCCGGATATCAAGCTAATACTGGTGCGGCCGCTTTAGCTGGACAAGCAAACGTAGGCGTAGAAATTGCGGCGAGGGCAGCCAATGTTGGAGCAAGTGTTATTATATTAACTAATAATATTAACAATGCATTCAATCAAGCTAATAGTGCATACACAGCCGCTAATACTGCATTGAATATATCACAAAATATTCAAATACAAGATTACACATTGCAGTTGACAGATCGTGGAAAACATATCTATAGCACAAATACACAAATTCAAACAATTACAATTCCAAACGCTGGCGTTGTTGCATGGCCAACGGGCACAGTAATTGATATTGTTCTTAATGGCACTGGAAAAATTAATGTTGCAACCTCAAATGATGTTACTCTTTATGTTGCTAACAATTCTACAGTAAGAGGATATGCAAATGTGTATCCTCGTGGTTGGGCTACACTATTGTATGTTAGTGGAAATACTTGGTATATCAAAGGGCAAGGTGTAGATTGAAAACTAATGAAAATCTATCCAACATCTTTGGAGTTCAACCACTAGCAGAAGACGAATCTTCTATAGTTGAAATTGTTCCAACAGATGTGGATTCGGATTTTGAATTTGCAAGAAATAATATTCGTGAGTTAGCAGAAAAAGGTAGAGTTGCTGTAGACAATATTCTTATGGTAGCAAAAGCAACGGATCATCCAAGAGCATATGAAGTTGCAGCCACGCTAATTAAAAATATGTCTGACATTAATAAAGATTTACTTGAGTTGCAAAAGAGAAAAAGAGATTTGTCACCAGTTAAAGAACACACTGTAGTGAATGTAGACAAAGCGGTATTTGTAGGCTCAACAAGAGATTTAATTAAACAAATTAAACAAGTAGGATAAAATGGAACAACTAATTCAACAACTAAAAGTAATCTTGGGTACCAATTTTGCTCTGTATCTAAAATCGCATGGCTTCCATTGGAATATTGAGGGGGCTAATTTTCCACAATATCACGATTTTCTCAATGGATTCTACACCGAAGTTTTCAATCAAAACGACCCTATTGCGGAACACATCCGTCAATTAGATAGTTATGCTCCAGGATCATTAGAAAGAATGTTGGAATTAGCTGACTTAGAAGAATCACAAAACATTCCTATGGCACTTGCTATGATGACTGAATTGAAGCGTGATAACGATAGATTCATTATACATCTCCGTGCTGGTATTGTTGCAGCCGAACAAGCCGATGAGCCAGCAATCGGTAACTTCTTGCAAGACCTTTTGGGTGCTCACCAAAAGAAAGCATGGATGTTAAGAAGTATTATTAAATAATGTCAATCGGTGGTTATTTAGGTAATCCAAAGTTAAAGCGGTCTGGCGTACAAGTAGAGTATACCAATGACCAGCTGATTGAGATTACTCGGTGCATTAAAGATCCAGTCTACTTCATTAAAAATTATGTAAAGATTGTTAACGTAGACTTGGGTTTAATTCCTTTTGATATGTGGAACTTTCAAGAGGAGATGGTTCGTGGTTTCCACAGCAATCGTTTCTCTATTGCTAAGATGCCACGACAAGTTGGTAAAACAACCACAACAGCAGGTTATATGCTTTGGGCTGTTTTGTTTTCGGATGACTACAAGATTGCAATTTTAGCAAACAAAGGCGACTTAGCCCGTGACATTCTTGGTCGCATCAAATACTCCTATGAATATCTTCCATTGTGGATGCAACAAGGCATTATGGAATGGAACAAAGGAAACATCGTTCTTGAGAATGGTTCTGAGATTTCAGCTTACGCAACAAATGCATCTGGTGTTCGTGGAGGAACATACAATTTAGTATTCTTGGATGAGTTTGCTTTCGTTCCACAAAACATTGCAGCCGAATTCTTTACTTCCACTTATCCGGTAATCTCGTCTGGTAAAACCACAAAAGTTATTATCGTTTCAACGCCACATGGATTGAATCAGTTTTACAAAATGTGGACAGATGCCGTTGAACAGCGTTCATTATATGTGCCATTTGAAGTTCATTGGTCTATGGTGCCAGGAAGAGATGCAACCTGGCGTGAAGAAACGATTAGAAACACCAGTGAAGAACAGTTTAGGCAGGAGTTTGAAACCGAGTTCATTGGTTCTTCTGCTACATTGATTCCTGGTGCTAAACTAAAGATGCTTGCGTTTAATAATCCAGCAGAGAAAGAAGAATACTTAGATATTTACGAAGCACCAAAACCGGGTCATACTTACATGGCTATTGTGGATTGTGCGGAAGGTGTTGGACTAGACTATTCGGTATGCTCAATTATTGACGTTACCGAAATACCATACAAACATGTAGCTAAGTTTAGGGATAATAAACTATCAGCTTTCATCTTTCCAACATATGTTTATAATCTTGCTAACAGATACAATCGTGCTTGGATATTGGTAGAAACTAATAGCGTTGGGCAACAAGTGGTTGACATTTTACATTATGATTTGGAGTATGAAAACATCTTTCGTATTGAAAGCCACGACATTAAGGGTCAACATATTGCCAGTGGTTTCAAGAAAGGTGCAGCCTATGGTGTTAAAACATCCAAGACAGTCAAAAAGATTGGCTGTTCCAATCTGAAAACGTTGATAGAAACTGACAAACTTACCACTACAGACTTTGACACCATCGCGGAGCTAAATACCTTTGTAAGAGATAAAGATTCTTATAAAGCCGAAGAGGGCAACAATGATGATATTGTGATGACTTTGGTACTTTTTTCATGGTTGACAGCACAAAGTTTCTTCAAGGAAATAACAAATTCCGATGTTAGACAAAGACTTTTGGAAGAACGACACCTTCAAATGGAAGAAGAAATGTTACCAATAGGTATTTTGGATGACGGCTTAGAAGAAGAAAAACATTTTGACGGAGAAGACCTTTGGACGGCAGCAAAGCGCAAGGGTTATATATCGTCAACTTTATAAAAACATAAATAGATACTACGATTTAGTTCTATAATAAAAAAAAGGAGAACACAAAATGGCTTTCCAATTATCACCAGGAGTTAATATCTCCGAAGTAGATTTGACAACAGTTGTTCCTTCTGTTGCAACTACGATTGGTGGTTTAGCAGGCGCTTTTACATGGGGTCCAGTTAATGAAATTACTATCATTAGCAACGAAACGCAACTTGTAGATAGATTCGGCAAACCAGACGCTAATACATTCCCAACATTCTTTACCGCAGCCAACTTCTTATCATATGGAAGCGACTTGAGAATTGTACGTTCTGTTGGAACAGGCGCTAAAAATGCATCGGCAAACAGTAATACATCAACAACGGTATTGATTGAAAACGAAACAGACTACGAACAAAACCATTCCGCAAACAGCACTATTGTATTTCACGCAAAATGGCCAGGTGCATTAGGTAACTCTATTCGTGTTGAAATGGCAGACGCTAATACATACTCAGCTTGGAATTCATATAAAGCTGAATTTGATTCTGCTCCAGCAACTTCTACCTATGCTTCTCAACGAGGCGCTTCTAACGATGAATTGCACATCATTGTTATTGATACGACTGGTAAAATTTCAGGATCTGCTAATACAATTCTTGAAAAATGGGGTTATGTTTCTAAAGCAAGTGATGCTAAAAATTCAGACGGAACAAGCAACTATTATAAAGACGTTTTAAACTCTAGATCCAAATATATTTGGTGGGGTGGCCACCTAACAGCAAACGCAGGAGTTGCTACAGCCAATGCACTTTCTTATGGTAATTTAGTATCTACTTTTGCAACAACCTTTACTGGCGGGGTTGATGATACTCCAACCGTAGCTAACATAAACACGGGATATAACAAATTTGCAAATCCTGATGCTGTAGATGTTTCTCTATTGATGCAGGGCGGCGCATCTGGTTTAACAACAGCAAACTATTTGATTGCTCTTGCTGAAACACGTAAAGATTGTATGGTGTTTATTTCACCACCTTCAGCCGATGTTGTAAACAATTCTGGCTCAGAATCTACAGCAATACTTGGAAGCGCAGTCACATATACCAAGTCTTCATACGCAGTTATGGATTCCGGCTACAAGTATCAATACGACAAGTACAATGACGTATATCGTTGGGTGCCATTGAACGGCGATATCGCTGGTCTGTGTGTTCGTACAGATAATGAGCGTGATCCATGGTTCTCACCGGCTGGTCTAAATCGTGGTGTTATCAAGAATGTTGTGAAACTTGCTTGGAACCCAACCAAAGCTGAACGTGATGAATTGTACAAAGCTGGTGTAAATCCAGTTGTTACATTCCCAGGTGAAGGCACAATACTATACGGAGATAAAACTTTATTGAATCGCCCAGGTGCATTTGATAGAATCAATGTTCGCCGCTTGTTTATCGTTCTGGAAAAATCTATTGCCAAAGCAGCCCGCTCATCATTGTTTGAATTCAATGACGAATTTACAAGAGCCGCTTTTGTTAATCTTGTAGAACCATTCTTGCGTGATGTGCAAGGTCGCCGCGGCATCTATGATTACCGTGTTGTTGCTGATACTACAAATAATACAGCAGAAGTTATTGACCAAAATCAATTTGTTGGCGATATTTACATCAAACCCGCTCGTTCTATCAATTTCATTCAATTGAATTTCACCGCTGTTCGCACTGGTGTAGCATTTGAAGAAATTGTTGGAAGAGTTTAATAAATAGAGAGATAGGAGAAACTTAAATGGCATTTAACATTAACGAATTCCGCTCTCAGATGCAGGGAGATGGAGCACGCCCAAATTTATTTGAGGTAACGCTTCCGTTCCCAGCATTC